CGACCCAGCCATCCTCAAGGTGAGCCTTGAAAATCTCTGCCCAGTTCAATTCAACATAGTCGCCATCCTCATCCTCAAACTCAAATGGGAATCCTCCCCCAGAGCAACTGCCGAGTAGGGCAACGAGCGTGAGTCCATCCTCTTCTTTGGATACGACCTCAACGCTGGGGGTCTTGGATTCAATGTCTGCCTTGAACGCTTCAAGGTCTGTTACAGCGAAGTAGTTAGTCCTCGCTGATGCGTAGTAGTTTGCCATTTCGTCTCCTTCGTCATTTTGTGAAAAGCAATTACCTAGCCAGTATGACAGAAGGGCAGCCTTGTGTCAAGTTCATTTATACAAAAGTTTTGGAAGTGATTTCCAGGGGGTAGTTAGTTTTCCACCCAACGCCTACAGAACTGGAGAGGCACACTCAACGCAAACAACCCACTCTGCCTCGTCATCAAGAACAAGAAGGAAGGGAGTGAATGTCTTGCCATCAATAGATTCGCCAACTGATTCATAGCAGGTTTCGCAAACCTCATCCTCAGCAATGTCTAGCCCAACGTTGTTGGCTTGACGCAAGTCCTCAGCGTTTTCAATCTGGTGCATCTCAATGTGTCTCATCATGGTTTTATCATAGAACATCCCACAATGTGTGATTTGAGGTACCGTTAGGCTTTTGGCTCTTCCCTATGCATACCAGCATTCGACGCTCTCCAAACGCTAGGCGAGTGGTTCGCTTCGACATCCGTCATCACATCCGTTGACTCGTACACACGCATGATGTTCACACACGGGTCACCCTCTTCGAACTCCTCGTCTTCACTTGCCGTTGTAGGCAAGCCGTCATGCGTATAGCACACTGGCACGCCAGCCCATCCGTTTTGGTATCCGATGGCTAGCCACTCATCAAACGTCATCCGTCATCCGTTCTTGGCTCTTAACGCGAGCCGTTATTAATTCCACCATACACTGGCGAGCCGACGTTCGCAAGCCGACTTGCGAAGCGGTTCCGCGTCACCCGCTGTGACATATCCGTTACGTTACACATGCCGAGCCGAGCCGCGTCCCTCCCGACGCAGCCGTCGCTCCTCAGGGGCTTCCCGTTATCACATACCGTTACGTGAAAGTGCACTCGAAGGCGAGCCGTCCCTTCGCTCGATGTCCAACTTTGACGTAAGGCTTACGTCGCAAAGTTGACGCGGGATGAAGGCGAGCCGTCGGGGTGGAAAAGTGCGGCACCCCTTTGAACAAGGGCTGCCAGTTTTTCCACCCGCTTCGGACGACGGCGGCGAAGGCGGGTGAATTTATAACGTAAGGGTTTGTGTTAGAGATGACGCGTCGGTCTCTTGGTCGTTTGTGTTACTGCTTCGCGACGAACAGATTCGTCATCTCACCAAGGATGCGTAATGATTCAAAGTCGACGTCGCCAGTTGCTCTGGACTGGGCGTAGCCCAGACTCCTCTGGAATCTGGCGTAAGCGTATTTGGTCTTAGGGTCGAAGTGACCTCTCTCAAGATGTCTAGCGTCGACGACCATACCCAACGCAGTTTGCACTGGCTCCACGAATTTGTTCTTAGACCCAGCACGTAATTGCCCAACGTTGATGGAGGGCACCGTTGAGTCCGTTGCTTGCACTACCTTACGTGTTGGATTGAAAGGACGTCCAAATCCCAGCACCTCGTAGCGAAACCTCATCCGTTGATACACCCCGTTGTTCCCATTGGCTTGCCGTTGTATAGGACTAGCCGTCATACCTTCAATGGTCTCGACTAACCCATCCGTTTCCCAACGCGAGCCGTCAACAACAATACCCACATGTGGCACGCCGTAATCCGACACCGTCGACGTTTCAAAAAATACGATGTCCCCCCGTTGCGGTCTATTGTATAACTTACCGTTGCGGATAAATGAACTCAGTGCGACGGGCGTCTGCGACATAACGGGTAATGGCATGCCGACCTCGCGGGCAACAACGTCGATGAACATACCGTCCCAAGGCAAGCCGTTACTTCCGAGTCGCTCGCCGAAGATATTCTCGCGGTTCTCGCGGGACACGTATCCGTTGTAACTTTGGGCTTGTGTTACAAACCTCTCGACGCTAGCCGTCGGCTTTCGGAATATCATTTGTCTCTTCCGTTAATGATTGAAGTTCATGGAGCAGGTTAACCGCTTCGTTAGCACGAGCCGTTAGCCGTACATGCTCAAGTCTAGTCGACGCAAGCCGAACATCGTCGTGGAGTTGCTCCGACAATGAGGATGCCAATTCAATTATATCATTCAGGGCTGACATTTTCAACTACCTCTTCTGCGTCAACAATGTCTTCGCTCTGCGTTTCTTTAATTATAGCGGCTTGCTGTTCTTCGTATCGATTAGACGCGTCGATTGCATTCTGTGCAATACGTTGCAAACGTTCAGCAATGATGCTTGCAGCAGGACGAACGTCTAACGTTACATCCGTGTTGATGTCGAAACCAGCACGTACACCAGCACGGTCAAGAATTTCAGTGGCGGCTTTGAGTTTGACGGGTTCGCTCTCAGCGGAATCCATCAACTGCTCAAGAGTGTCGACTGCGGTTGGTGCTGCTTGGGTAAGACGAGCACGTGCACGTTCGACGCTATCCGTTGGCTTGTTACGTAAGGAACCTAAATGTACGCGACACATGCCGTCATCTAGTGGACGTCCTCCAGTCCACAATTGGCAACGCACGCCGTCATCCTTGATGGCTTTGCAACGGGCAGGAAGTGGTAGACGTTTCTTAGGTTCAAGACCCGTTGCGTCAATCTCGTTGGATTGTTTAACCCAAGCCTTTGTCGAGCCGAGTACCCAAGGTGGGACAACAACGTCCGCTGCGTCTTCTATAATAAGTGCATAGCCCGTTAGGTAATCCGAGTTTTTGTTCTGCGGGTTCTCTAAGATTGCTTGCTTCTCCGTAATAGATAACAAACGTTGTTGAGTTTGCATCTCGACGGAGAGGGCTTGAATTAATCCCGTAGGCACGCCGTTGATTGCGTAGACAGGTAACCAGTTAAGTTTTGCTCGACGTAACGCTTGCCGATTCTCAAACGTATCTTCACAAACGCCACGGTCAGTCTCTTCGATACCGTAGTCCGAAAGTTGTGGACGTAGGTTAAGAGGGGTATCGATTTGGACATCGGGTGCTTCAAGTTCGGGTTTGGCAAAGAGGGGGTCGTGAGGGGAAATGTCTGACATCGTCCACGTCCTTAAGTTAAAGTTAAGAGTCAGACGGGAAGACTGGGGAGAGACTGCTTCCCGCCTGACCCATTATTTTTGCGAGCAATCGCAATTCAAAAGGTATCTCTTCCCATTAGGTTATACAACCTAACAGTTACCACTATACGGTCAAGCCGAATTACTGATTGGACGAATTTTTGGATGAGGTGAGGCTGTCGCGAGGCTTTTCCGTTTACAAAGGCAAAAAAATCCCCGAAAAATCAGGGGTACTGAAAAATCGGGGAACTTTTTTAAAAGTGATTCGAGATTACTTCTTTTTTGGGGTTGGCTTCTTCTTTGGAGTAGCCTTCTTTTTCTCAAGTTCTTCTGCTTGAGTGAGTGGAAGTTTGCCATTGTTGTTCGCAGGGTGACGCATTTTGCTACCGTCAGTGCAAGGACACATTCCGTCTCCACCACACTTACAGGTTCGCTCTGTTCTCAGAACATTGATTAGTTCTTCGTTACGCTTTTCGCTTTTTGCAATTGCTCTGGCAAGAACTTTAGGGTCATCGGTCTTGAGAAGAATCTGATTGGTCTCAGGGTGAAGTAGCCAGCGACCATACTTGTCGCGAGCAAAGGTCGCAACTAACTTGCGAGTCTTGCGAAATCGAATATTGTTTATGGTTTTCTTAATCCAGTTTTTCATTCTGTCTTGTCTCCTAGTTTTGGATATGGTTTTATTTGGTACTTCAATTTGACGAGAAGTTCTTTCTTACGCCACTTTGAATTTGAGTTAAAGAAAACATAGCGATGCTTTCTTGGTCTTTCGTGTCTTTGTAATCTGTCTCCATAGAATGCCTTTGCCCCATTGACTCCACCATGCTCATCGAACAAGTGGCGAGAATGAGAACCAGACTTTCCATCTAATCTCCATTCTACATGGCGGTCTGACATTCCTGTGTAAATCCAATTCGTGGCTTGATAGACAATGCCAATGTGACCAGCACCAATTTCAGCGTAGGAAACGATTATATCTTTCTCTTTAGGCAAAAGTCTTAGGCTTCGACCTATGAGATAAGACTCTGTATTTTTTGGAGTTCCGTCTTTAATCCAAAGGCGGGTGAGTTCTAAAACCTTAGAGGATTCTTCTGTGCCACAAACCCCCACACACAAACTTGGTGATGCTGGCTTTCCATAGATAACGCAACCAATCATCTCTTCACCATCGAATAAGCCAAACGCAAACATGGTGCTGGCTTTTCGGTGAAGGTAGTGGCTTTCGACAACCATAGCGTTTGCAGACTTGCTATCAATTTGTCGAATGGCGTAATCAATCATCTTGCTTTTCTTCTGACTCTTCTGATTCTTTTTTGTGACAGGTTTGACATTCACATATCCAAACTTTGTCGTAGTACTCAATCTTTGGTTTGCAGTTCTGGTGGTGACCAGTCATGCAGAACCCACAGATTCTTAGACTCACGCAGGTCTTAGTTCGTAGATTAATCCTTTGTGGTGCTTAACCCTAACTTTTGGGTCAACCATGATTTTGAATCCGTGGTCTCTGGCATTCATGCACCAAGAGTAATCTTCACCAACATTTACTGCCACTGGCTGGTCTTCCCACTTGACGTGACGAATCTCAAACCAAGGGCGACTACACGCCTCAAAGACACCCTGCTTCATGGCAACGAATCCAAACCCAACACCAAAGGCTTCAACAGGTTCTTCAACCATAAAGAATTCTTTTTCGTTTACCAATCTTGGCAACTGCTCGTTATCAAAGAAAGCACACGCTACTGAACCTGCTAGGTCAATCATGTAGAGACCAGAGATAACTGGAAGTTCCGAATCATAAATCTTGGCAAAGTCTTTTACATCCCACTCGATATCAGAATCAATCCAGAAGATTTTGTCGTAACTGAATTCACCGCAACCGACTTCGGTTGCATACCAGTCCACGCCTGGTTCACCTAAGGCAACTTGCTCTCGACCAGATGGAATGAACGAAGACTCAGCATTCAACCATTTGTAACTTAGACCACGCTCATGTAGCCACTTGGTAGTTTCAACCAGAGACTTGATATAGGCGTTATGAAACATCTTTCCTGGTGTGGCAATAAGCACGTTGTAGTGTGGCTTAATCCTCGACATCTTCTTCTTCTTCCTGCTCCATGAAGGGAATACCTTTAGAGCCTACAATCCAATCACGAACAAAGTGAGAAAACTGCTGGAAATTTAGAGTCTCTAAGGAATCCCACTGTTTCGGGTTTACTAGACAGAGTTTAATGTACTCTCGCATAATCATAACCTGACGCCTACCATCAGCATGAGCCATTCGCATTAGGCGTTCCATTGGCAGTTCATCTAGACCCACCATAGAAATCTTTATTCCGTCTACATCTACTTCAGAGACGGTGAAGGATTCAAAGGCGGATTCAATATCGGAGATGAGTTCTTGTGTTGGTTCACTCGCTCTCGAATCTTCATCTCTTTTGCTTTCAACGCTTTCAGATGATTCAAGTTTTCCTTCTGATTCGAAATCTTCTTCAAAACTTCTATCTCCACTAGGGACTTCACCCATTCTTCATTCCTAACTTTCTGTGTTTGTTTTGTTTCTTCTGTAAGTATTTTGCAGTTGTCACACGAGACTTCGCCTTCAGGCACGATGGTCTCGCGAGGTACTGCATTACAGAAGTTCTGGCATTTGAATACAACTGGCTCTGCTGGTTTTGCAGAATCAGCAACTGCTTTAGTAACCCTCTTCTTAGTCTCACAAGTTTGACAATCCTGAACTACCTTGTGATTAGATTCATTGGCTTTGTAGTACCAACCGTTACCGCTACAGGTAGGACAGATTCTTGTATCTTCATCTGGCACATCGGTTTCTACTTCACCAATGAAGAACATATCTTTGCCACTCTTGGTTTTGACTCCATCAAATACTTGCTTGAAGAATTCTTCAGGGTCGACATAAAGGGTCTCACCATAGAGATAAATTTCTAGATTGTGATTGATGTAGGTTCCAGTGTCTCCACCCAAAACATAGGTAGACATGAAGTCCACCTTTGGATTCACAATCTTTGCCTCTTCCCTAAATAGGTCTCTCAAACCATCATAGAAATCTGGCGTGACTATTTGCTTGTGGTGTTCGACACCAACGATTACTTTTGCTTGATACATGTCTCTTTGTTTTTCCCTTCTTTTAAGTTATTATACTTGAGAACGACAGGTTTTGCAAAGTAGCACATCAAAGCCTGTTGCCTCTTCTTTTGCGATACCAGTCTCGGTAACTGGAACAGGAGAGACTGAACCCTCAGTTCCACATCTGTCACACTTCTGGTCAATCAACCAAGTCACAGCGAATCCTCGCTCAACAGCAGTCTGTAGTCCTAGACCTAGTGCGTGAAATACCCCAGACCCAGTTGTCTTACGAAGGAAACATCTGACATCTCCCACTTGTAGAACTGGTCGAACCTTCTTGCATGGACATTCCATCTTCGATGGCTTGCAATAAGTCGCATAGGTGTTGTCATGTCTAGCAACTGGATGTCCACAAACACAAATGCGATTGTCTCTATCCAACCTAGTTTTCCTGCTCAAAACTTTCTCAGCCTCAAGAACATCTTGAGCCGTGAAATCAAAAAATGAGAACGGGTTTTCTTCCGTCATTTCCTTCTCCTAAATTAGTTTTCTGTTGTTTTAACTCTAGTCTGTAAAATCCTGTATGTCAATCTAAATCCTGTATGTCGTGTCAAGTTTCTGTATATCTGTATGTCGACTTAATTTTACTACACGTATAGGAATTTTATGCATGGGTAACCAAAAATATAGTCGTCTTACAGATATACAGAAATACAGAAATACAGGATATACAGAGATACTATCACGAATCTTTATCCAAAACTCTCATTTCCTGCTAGTAACAACAACCATACTTACTAGCAAGATTTCTACTTTTTCAATCAACTTCTTGGCTAGTATCTCTTCACCAACCAACCCCGCTTAGTGTAGCATAGTATAATCACATTCTATTAAAAACATACAGAAACTTAGGTCGACATTCAGGAGTTTTTTCTGTAACTTAGCCCCTCAAAAAAGTCACTTTTACCAACCCAAGGTACAATATAAGAGTGTCACAAATCAACGATTATCAAGAGGCAGTAGAGCAAAATCTACGCAAGATTCGACTCTGCCGTCACGTTATCGATGAAGTACACCGAACTCTTATTGAACCTCTCCACCCAGACGACAAAGCCGATTTGCTATTAGCCACCGAGTATCTGCTTGATTCGATTGTTTGTCTAACAGACGACGTCTCAACAATGGTGTGGCAGAACCAACTTAGAAAACCTACCTCAGAAAGTTAACTAATAGATGCCACGTCCTGCAAAGGGCGAGGGAGAGCGTCCAAAGTTTATTAGAAAAGGGTCACAAGCATTGCTTGTAACCCTCATCATTGCCACACCATTTTGTATGGCTCAAGTAGCCTTAGCGTCTACTTCTTCAAGTTCTTTTGTACGACCTTCTGCGACTTCTTCCATTGGCGGAACGCAATCACTAGGGTTACTAGGAACACAGAGAACCAACCAAGGGCTACTCCTAGCCACAGGCTTGCCCAATCTAGGCGGAAAACAATCTCCATTTCGACTCCTTACGTCGGATGATATCAGTACCCTTGAGTCTACGCTCCAATCCTATAAAAGTCAATTAGCCACTCTCAAAGCAACCACTCCTAAGAACCCAGCCAACGCTTCTTCCCTTGATATAGCCATCAAGAACGTCGAAACCAAGATATCTAACCTAGAAGATGCCATTAAAGAGGCTAAAACAGCCTATGCCAAGCAACTAGACGCTCAGGAGACCCTTAAACGAGTCCTAGCCCAGTACAACTCAGCCGTTGAAGCCGAGGAACAGGCAAAACTTAGGGCAGAGACCAATGCTGCCAACTACTTGGTAGTGCAACAGGCTTTACAACAGGCTCAAGCAACCTATGACGCATCATTGACGCGTCTCAACGAGGCAACCTTAGCCAAGGACTCTGCTCAATCTGCATACAACCTTGCTGATGCATCACTGATGCGTCAAATTGGAATCACCAACGAGGCACTCACCAACCTAAACGCCAAGAAGTCCAATAGGTCATCAGCAGAACAAGCGTTGATATCAGCCCAGCAGGACTACAACAATTCAGTTAGTGACTTAAGCCTTAAGTTACAGGCTAAGGAGGACGCTCTTTCGCTTCTTCAGCAAGCACAATCAAACTACGACAACAATCTCATTCCTGACCCAACTTGGACAGCACCAACCTACCAACAAGAACGTACACGTCAAGTTGAGAACACCAGAACAGTAGAAGTTCGCACCCAAGTTCCACGCACCGAGACAGTCTTCCAAGAGCAGATACTCGATAACCTACTCTTTAACTCAGACTTTTCACGAGGCAACGAGGGTTGGAGTGGACTTTCAATCGGTTGGCAGAACTCCCAACCAGGCTACTTCAACGGAAACATTGTCTTCTCTTATCAGAACCAAACAGTTAGTCAGGGTCTGTATTCGGGGCCTTTCAACAACGCAACGCTGACTCTCTCAGCCGACTGGTTCAACAACGAATCTAACAGGGGAATAGTTGACTCCTACTCGATGACAGTCACAGCACGAGACATCAATCAAAACCCAGTTGGTTCAGCAACTTACACATCAACTGGAGCACATGACTGGGAGAACAAGTCTGTCTCACTTACAGCAACAGGTTCAGTTTCCTACGTTACTGTTGAGTTCTCTGGAATTGACAATGGCTTCTGGGCTGGAAATTACGGGCCTAGTTTAAAGAACCCAACACTAAAGGTCACCCACGGAAGTTACGTTACCCAAACGGTTTACGATGAAGTCATCACCTACGAGCAGGAAACCTACTACACCACCGAGACTTACTACACCACGGAGTTAGTAAGAACAGAGGGAACTATCAATGTCAATGTTGGCGAGAATCAATCAACCACATTCTCAGCCCCAGAGGGTGCAACCTTTACCTCAAGCAGCCTACGCTACGAGGCAATCGCACGACCAACTTGCGGAAAGAGCATCTCACCAAATGTCGTGGGTCTCTCATCAATCAACATCCAAGCACTCAACTCTGTGTGGGGCGACCCTTGTAGTGGTTGGCAGAAACGCATCATTGGAACTCTCACTTACCAAGGTCTGCCAACTGCCCCACTTATTAAAGACCCATCACTTCTTGCTCCAATCCAAGAAGCACAAAGCACATACGACGACGCTTCCGCAATCTATAACGTAACGCTAAGTGAAGTCGAAACCAAAACAAACTTATTATCTTCAGCACAAGGAAGTCGCGACCTAGCAATTTCTGAAGAAGAGTCAGCACAACTGACTTATGACCTAGCAATCGTTGAGCAAGATAACGTCAACCAAGTGAAGGCGGATGCCGAGAATAACTTAAGCGTTAAAGTCACAGAGCAGTCATCCGTCGAGTCATCACACCAAACAGTAAACACTCAACTAACTGAAGCAACAACTACCGAAGCAACAACAAAGCAGGTAGTCACCGAAGCAACAGAAGCACACGTTCAAGCACAGTCAGTATCACAAGCAACCCTTGCGTCAAAGTTAGAAGCGGAAACTAAAGTACAGGCTTCCGAGTCTGTAACACAAGAGGCTTATGTCAAAGCAGACGCTGAAAGAAAACTTGTTTCTTTCACAGACGTTGAAACAATCGTAAATGAACCAGCACCCACTCCTCCAGAAGAAGAAGGCTCTAAGGAAATCCCAGCAGAACTATCTGCCGAGAACCTTATGGAAGTCAATCTAGAAGAAGTTGACCCAACTGAACTTACTGAAGCACAAGCAGACCAACTGGTCGCAGCAGCGTTGGAAACTTTCGAGACTGCTGAAGTAGGAAGCCCTGAGTATGAACAGGCTCTTGATGCTCTCTACTTAGCAGCCGAGCAAGATGACATTGTCCTTGACCCAGCACTCGCTGCTATCCCAGGTTTAGCAGGGGCGGTAGAAGTACTTAACTTCCTAGGCAACGCAGGTGCGGATATGTCTCCAACTGTTCGTGAGGAATCTAAAAAGGTTGTTGTTACAGCGGTTGTTGCTGTTGGAGCAGCCGTTGCTTCTGCCACAGGTGCTGCGACTTCCGCAGCATCATCTTCCAGTGCTAGT